CAGTTCGTCGTGATCAAGAAGAGCGACGGCAAGGTGTTGGCTGCACTGGGCAGCGGGGAGATCATCGACCAGACGATCACGCGCAACAAGGTGTTGGGGCGCGTGGAGCACGAGATCGAGGTAGCCGGGTACGTGGACTACTTCATCGAGGAGCAGGTCATCCGCTCACACTGCGTGGCGATGTCGTTCGGTTACGAGGACTTCAAGAAGCAACTAGAGCAGATCGATGGCTACACCGTGTCGTACATGCGCAAGGACATGATGGCCCGCACCAGGGGACCGCAGATGCGCATCCGAGCCATGTGCATCAGGCGCAGGGTTGAGCGTGAAGCTGCCGTGGACGACGCTTGAGAAGGGGCAGGGGTTCTTCATCCCTGCCCTAGACCTCGACGCCACGCGTGAGGCGGGGCTACTGGCTGCAGTCAAGGCCCGCGTTCTAGACGCTCAAGCCTTGTACTGCCTCCACAACGGTATGCAGGGCGTCCTGTTCTACCGCAAGCCTACTTCTGATACCGGTCGTAGAGCGCGATGAACGGGGCAGCGATCCGCTGCGCTGCCGAGTCGATACGGGCCAGGATTTCGTCCTTGCGCTCCGTGGACATGTTGGGCGCAGCCCGCACCTGACGCCGCAGCTTGGCCAGTTCACCCAGTTGTTTCTGCAGCGCGCCGCTAGTCTCGGCAAAGGCCAGACGGTCTGCGTACTCCTGAGCGAACAGCTTGGCGTCTGCCATGCGCCCGTCCTCGATGAGCTTGTTGAGCGAGCCCTTGGCCTGATCAATCTCCTTCATCCGCTCGTAGGCGCCGTCGAGTGTGGCGCGGCCCTCCACAGGCTGGAACAGCCCGCCGATGAACGGCATCTTGCTCGGCTTGGTCGTGGGCTCCTGCACGTTGTCCGCCTTGGACGCAAGCAGGGGGTTGGCCAGTTGCACCAGGGCGATGCCCAGACCGCCCGTGTAGCCACGGATCAGGTAGTCCACCTTGATGGGCGTGAGGCCCAGGTCGCCCGTGGCGCCGCCGATGAGCTTGGCGATCTCGGTCGTCGTCTCACGGTAACGCTCGGTCGGCAGCATGCGCTGCTCACGCGCAGACTCAATGTCTCCGGCAAAGAACGACTTGCCCAGTACCACCTCGGTCAGCGGCTTGATGGCCTGCGGCAGCGCAAACGGATTGCTCTGCATGAGCAACTTGCCCATGCCCTTGGTCAGATCGTCGCCCTTGTCGTCGGACGCCATCTTGTTGAAGATGGCTTCGGGCAGCGCCTTGAACAGGTAGCCCAACTCAAACGGGATCGGCACGCGCACGGGCTCGGATACGCCTGGGACGTACACAAACCAGTTGGCCAAACGCTCTTCAGGCTTGGCCCGCTTGTACGCCTCATCGTCCTGCATGACGGCGGCGTAGCCCATCGTGCTACCTGCCATGAGCAAGCCACGCATGACGAGCTTCTTGCGAATCTCCAACTGCTCGTTGTACGGCATGTCGCCCTTGAAGGCGCGGTACAGAACGTCCAAACCCTGAATCTGGGCGTTGAAGAAGGGGATCATCACGGACAGCCACCGCATACTGGGCGACAGGCCGCGACGGCTGAAGTTCATCGACTCCAGGGTACGCAGCAGCGCCTGCTGCTCGCTCATGCCCTTGGCAATCGAGTCGTTGTAAACGACTGCGCGGGTGGCCGCATCGCCTTGCATGGCGAACGCATCGGCCTTGGCCATCGTCTTGTCCCATAACGACTTGCCTGCGGTGAGGTCGCGCATGAACATTTCCATGTCGCGCTGATCGCCCGTGAACACGTTGCTGCTGATGGCACCTGCCGACATGAGTTTGGCTTCGGCTTCGCTGCGTCCGGCCACCATCTTGCCCAGTTCGCGCATGGCATCCAGTACCGGCACGCCGCTCGTAGCGTTGGTCAGCCAGACGTTGAGCGGATCACGGATGATCTGGCGCACCGCATACACCGGCGCGCGCGTCACGAACTTGCGCAGCACATCTGCCGGGTAGCCCATCATCTCCACGAGCATCGGCATGGCGGTCTTGATACCCTCCATGCCCTTGACGATCAACTCCGCCGGAATGCCAAACTGGTCTTGATCAATGACCGCAAAGTGGTCTTCGCCCTTGACCTTGAAGCGCACGGTGCTGCTGCCTGCAGGTCCAGCGCCGCGCCCCATCTTGCTCACGATGCCCATCTTGTTGAGCGTGAAAGCGGAGTCCTTCATCATCTGGTTGCGCAAACCCATGCGCGTGATGATGTAGGCGTTCTGCACGGCGCTCGTGAAGGCGGGCATGATCTGGTCAGAACCACCCTTGAGTTGCTGCAACTCCGGCTGATCCTTCACGTTGCCGATGCGGATGGGGCGCTCCTTGTCCACATACAGGTTGAGCACGTCGCCATCGACGCGGTAGTACGGGATGTAGGGCGTGCTCTTGAGTTCCGCAGCCTTGGCAGCGGTCATCTCGCCGGTCTGCACCAAGAAGTCGATCAGGCCGTTGTTGAACTCCTGATAAATCTTGTTGGCCTTCTCGAACGCAGCCTTCATCTTGGGATCGGCGTTCAAGCGCGCCATCACCTCGGCGTGCTCTTTCTTGGCAAGCGCGGGGTTCTTCAGGTTGAGCTTCTCCCAACCCTTGACCTCTGCCCGCAGCCCCGCCACGTAGGCGGTGAACATGGCTTCGGCTTCTGTGGAGTTCTTGATCCCCGACTCGTTGAGCGCCTCTGCAGCGCCCATCAGCGTAGCCCCAGGCTTGCTGCGGTAGATGTACTCCATCCCGCCCGCCACCTTGTTGGCGATCCGCTGCACCGGCCCGTTGGTCAAGAACTGAGCGGCGTACTGGCTGATCTGCTGACCGAAGCGCAGAGAGAACTCAGCGTTCTGGGCCTCAAGCGCAGTGATCTGGCCCTTGGCCAAGCCACGCTTAAACGCCTCAGAAAGTGCCGCGTCTTTGTCAACATACTGAACGCGACCCGACAGGCCCATGATGTTGCCAAACAGCACGTCGCGCAGCCGAGGCTTCTCAGCCACGAAAGACTTGGCGATGTTGACATCTTCCCGGTATTGACGGAATGCGATCTGTCCGTCTGCTGAGCGGTAGGCTCCGATGCGCTTGTCGGCAAACGCCTTACGCGATTCGCGCAGCATGTAGAAGATGTCGGAGGTGCTGAGCTTGGCAGTCTCCATCATGCCCATGCGGCGCAGACTGGAGCGAACCATGCCTACGAGTTCCTTGATCCACCGACCGGCCTTCTCTCGGAAAGACGCGGTGACACGCGCCTCTTCGGTATGGGCGATGATCTCGCGCAGGGCTTGCAGGCGTTGAATATCTTCGCCACGCCCGATAGCACTCATGGCGTCCATAGCCGACTGAGCTTCGGCGCGCAGGTCAGCACCGCCTACTTCTTCAGCCAACTTGAGCACATCGGTCTTGTTGGCGTACGCCTGCAAGCGGTCGATGCCGATGAGGGTGTCAATGCCGTAGTGGCCAACCAACTCGTGGGCAATCGTAGCCTCAAGGTCTTTGAGGTTGGCGTGGTTCTCGCCAATCACCAGCACCGTGCCGTCGCTAAACACAGCGCCTTGAACGTCGGCAGGATCGGCCTTCTCTTTGGCCATCTGGTTGAGCAAGCGTACGGGCACATCGCGCACCGTGGGCGCGTAGATGAACTTGACGTTTGAAGGAAGCTCCTCCTTCACTTTCACTATCAACTTCTCTGCTTCTGCCGCATCAACTTGTCCACCCTCGGCTTCACGTTTGCGATACGCAGCCCCAACATCGTCATCAAACTCGCCGCGCTCACGGCGCTCAGCTTCCTCAAAGTCGCGCTTAATCTGCTGCAGGCGTTCAAACTTTTCAGCCGTAGCCTTGCGGCTTTCAGGCGAACCAGTGCGCTCTTCGCTCGGAGCCTGGGAGACTTTGCGTGTAACTTGAGGCGTGCGCTGGGTCGGTACTGTCTGCTTGCTGAACTTGGTTTCCTTCAGCGCCTCTTGCATGACGCTGATCTGTTCCTTCAGTGCAGCCTTGTACTCGGGCGTGGCTTTACCAAGCGCCGTCGCGCGCTCGGTCGTTGCCAGCTTGGCTTTCTCTTGGAACTCAATAACCGCCGGATCGTTGGCCCCGGACTTTTCCTTCAGTGCTTCAAAGCGGCGCTTGATGTCACTGGCAAACTTCTTGTACTCCGCTTCGTTGCGGCCCAGGTCAATTGCCAGTTTTCGCATCTCTTCAGATGCTTCGGCTTCCTTACGGACATCACCACGCTTGATGCGCTCAGCAGTCTTAACTGCACGAGACACCGGCTGCTGCATCCGAGCGCGGCGATCACTTTCTGCGCGGCGCGCCGCACGCAAATCGGCGGGTGTGGCGGCTTCTTCACGGGTGTACAGGCTCTTGTAGAGTTCGTCGATCTGGTTCTTGATCGGAGCGACTTTAGTGTCGTTCAACATGTTGAACCGACCGGCAATGGTCTGCAGGCGCTTGGTTGCCGCACCACGCTCTTGGCCAGTCATCGGACGCTGCTCAGGCGCAGCCTCGCCTTTGCCCAGAGTGGCATTCAACTGTGCCACTTTGTCCTTCATGGACGGCTTGTATGCAATGCCTGTCTCCAGCGCATTGGAGATCATGGCGTGCTCAGCGGCGAGGTCTTCCAGTTCTTGCAGGATTGAACGCTTGGCGTTCTTCTGCGGCTGCTCAACCCGGTTGCGCAGCGTCATGATCTGGTTCATCACGCTGTCGTACTGCTCCGGCGTGGCCGTACGAGTGACCTTCGCACCTTTAAGCCCCAGACGCTCCTCAAGTGCCCTGTTCAGGCGCAATTTTTCGTCTGCTTCCTTCTCCTTAGTCGCAGCCGCTTCTCCACGCTTGCGTGCTTCAGTGGCAACCAATGCCCGCTGAACGGCAACCGGGTCGTTGTTCTGCATCCCAGTGCGCAGCATGTTGATGCTGCTGAAGATGTCTTCAGTGCGGTCACGCGTAGGAACTACGTCTTGCAGTTCCTGTTGAAGCTGCGCAAGACGGCGCGGCGATGCGGGCTCAGTCTTTTTCTCAAGCCCGATGCCCATCTCATCAACTTGCGCGGCTTTGCGCAACGCTTCGGCACGCTTGTCGGCCTCAGACGGCTCAGCAGGCGCGGCTTCGATAACGGGCTTAGTCTCAATAGCCGCAGCTTCTTCTGGCTTGGTCGCCAACGTCTCGATGGGCTTGCCTGCCAGAGACTTAAATTTAAGCGGGGTCTGGCCTTCCGGCTGAGCGGACATCTCACCAAACAACTCGCGGGTCTGGCCGCGCTGCTCCATGCCTACCTGCTTCTCCTGCAGCGCCTGCATGCGCTTGGCAGTATCGGCGGCAAGCGCCTCACGTTCCTTCTTGGCGGCATCAAGCTGCGTGCCGAGGTCCGTGGCTTTGTCGAAATCGCTGGCTTGCGCAGCCTTGGTGAAGTCGTCTTGCAGCTTGGTGATCCGGCTATCGATAGCCGTCATCTTGGCCGCAGCCTGCTGCTGGAACTCCGTCTCGGGGATGGCCACACCCCCACGCTCTTCGATCAACGCGGCGCGCGCATCAATCCGACGCTGGAGTTGCTGACGCTGTTCGTTTAGCGAACGGAAGTCGTCCGTGCGGCCTTCGGTGGCGGCAGTCTGCAACTGGGGCAGCAAGTCCTGAAGCTGCTTATTGAGCGCATCCTGCTCGACCATCAGGCGCTGTACGTCAGGGATGGGTTCGGGAGCCGGAGCCGGAGCCGGTGCAGGCGCGGGAGCTTCCGCAGGCTGCTCAGCCTTCTTCAATTCGGCAATGGCGTCCTTGCGCTTCTCGTACTCACGCCGCAATGGCATGAAGTCCTGCATGAAAGCGGTCAGGTCTTCTTTGGCCTGGGCCTTGGCTGCGCGCTCTTCTTCCGTAGAGTCCTTGGTCAGCCGCACATTCTTGGCGGCTTCCAACTCCTGCTTGCGGGCCTGGGCCGCTGCGTAGTCAGCGTCAAGTTTGCGCAGCGCCTCGGGCTGCGTAGCGGCAGCTTCGGCTTCCTGCTCTTGCTTGAGTTGCTCAGCCTTCGCTTGATCGGACAGGAACTTCTCCGCCTTGCGGCGCTCACTCCCGCGCTCAACCGCACGACCGGCAGGCGAAATAACACCACCCAGAACAGCGCCGCCGATCAGGCTCTCGATGTACTCTGCACGTGCTGCCGGGTCAGTTACTTCAAGCCCTGCCTGCAGCCGCTCCAGATACTGTTGACCGACTTCGGTCAAGCCTTCACGCCCAGCTACCTTGCCCGTCGTAACGGCGTAGTCGGCCACCGCTTGGCGCATGCCCTGCTGCGTGATGGCTTTGGCTTCGGCTTCTGTCAGGTCTTTGCCAACCGACTTGAAAAGGTTACGAATGAGCGGGATGCCGCGCAAAGAGAACACGTCCAGTGCGGCTTGCGGCACCGCAGCAATAGCTGCTTTGCCCAAATCAGTCCGCTCCAGACCACCAGTTTCCCCACGCTTCTCCGCTTCCTCAAGCTGCCGTGCGAGGTTAGAACCCGTGAACTGCGCAACCGAGGCAGCACCGGCGCCAAGCGCGCCAACAACGGGTGCTGCTGCGCCAAGGGGAATAGCCGCAGCGCCTGCGGCAATCGGAGCCGCCATGTACGGGATCGAACTGCCCAGCAGTTCAAGCGTTTTCTGAACCGGGGCTTCAGTCCAACCTTCTTCGGTCGGTTTGAAAATCTGCTTAGCGCGCTCTTCGCGCTCGGCGCGGTACTTCTCCGCTGCCTTAACGTCCATCAGGCCGAGCTTGCCTGCAGTGAGCGCAGCCTCGCCTTTCAGCGACTCAACACCGGCTCGAAGTGCGGGGGTGAAACCCCCTCGGGGGCCTTCTTCCGGGGCTACTGCCGCTGTGCGGCCAAAAGCCTCTGGGTATTTAGCGTACGCCTCACGTATGGCCTCCTGATATGTCTGGCCTTCTTTGGCCTCGTAGTAGGCACCATTGGGCAATTGGACGTAATTCGCCATGACCGTACGCTAATTTTTACCCGGCTGCACGACCCGGAATTACAGCGTGCAGATGCCCCCAATTATGAGGGACTTTCTCACCGAAGGATAGGTGCGCCTGCAGGCGGCTGCACAAATCCACCACCGGTACCACCTGCAGTGACCCCGGGCTGAACGCTCATACCGCGCAGGTATGTTTCAAACGTCGGGTACTGACGCATGAACTCTTCACCTTCAGTACCCTTACCGCTCAGAGAAATCTTCTGGCTATTAGCCAGCTTGACGTAGTTTTCATACAGCGCGGGGATGCGCTGCTCACGCGTCTGAAGCTCAAAGCCAAGTTTGAGTGCGCTTTCGGGGTCTTTTGCCCCCATCGCGCGGCCCAAGGACGTGAGCAATTGCAACTGTGCGGGCGGCGCGTTGACCTGCATGCGCGCGCGCTCCATAGCGCCTTTCTGCTCAACCTCCGTGGTGTAAATCTGGCGAGCCGTGTCGGCGTTCTTGATGCCCAGGCTGTTCAACGCCTCAATGCCGTACTTACGGGCATTACCCAAACGCTCATCTGCACGCTCTTCAAACTTGAGTTGCGCATCAGTATCGGCGCGAGCCTCGGCGCGGCGGGCTTGCTCGATGTCGGCCATCGCGCGCTGACGCTCCTTGGCGGACTTCTTAAAGTCCTTGATCGCCTCAGCGTACTGGCCGGTGCCGACCATCGCACCCTTGCCGATGTTCTCCAAAGCGCGGGGGGACGTACCGGCCATCATGGCCAGACCGGCGTTGAGAATAGCCATCGCCTTGGACTGCTCAAGCTCACCCTTAGCGCCTTCTTCCTCTTTCTTAATGAGCGACTCAAGTCCCTCATAGGCTTTGCCTTGGCCCTCAAGTGCCTTCCTTCGGCGCTCTCGTGAAGCCTCAACGTCAGCGGCTTCGGCCCTCTGGTAGTCGGCTATGCGCTTTTCAATCGCTTGGCTGTCAAGAAATTCCGCCGCAGTCTTTTTAGCCGCCTCAACAGAAGGTACGGCAGCGCGCGCAGCAGCGCCGGTAGAACTGGCAGTGGCAGCACCGGCGCCGGGGGCAGCATAACTCCGCGTACCGCCACTAGGAGCGGCGGAAGGTACCGGTGCTCCGGCCAACTGGGCTTCGTAGGCTTCACGCTCACCCGCCCGAGCGCCGCCAACACCTGCGCTGCGCGCGCCGCCTGCAGCAGGGCGCTCGGCAGCCTCTTGGCTTTTCTTTTTGGCCAAATCTTCGGCCACCACCTGCGCCAAAGATTCCTTGGGAATCTTGTCGTATAGGCTCTTGACGGCATCGCTTACGTCGTTATACGCAGCATTCAAAAACTCTGTGATCGACATGCCCTCGTAGCCGGTAGTGGTCGGAAGCAACCGCTCGCCCCCGTAGACACCACCATAAGGCGTGACGCCGACCGCCCGCCCCTTCTCCGAAATCCCCGTTGGCTGACCGCCTGCCTGATACCGCGCCACACCACCATCGGCCATGCGCACGACTGGCTCGCTGCGCTGAGTGAAGTCAAACATGCCGCCGCGAGAGAACGAATCCTCTGCGCTATCGGCCACACCGCCTTCGGCGTAACCTGCGATCCCACCGTCAGCCATACCCTGCATATTCGGAGCGGGCAGCGCGGCGATGCCCGGTGCGGCTTGTGGGGGCGTGCCCATCGACATGATGGCTTGATCCGCCACCTTGGGCTGAGGCTGGGCCATCTGCGCCTGGGCCGCAGCACGCATCTTTTTGCGCGCCATGTCTTCCGAGATCACCATCGGTAAGATGTACGGGTCTTGCTTGTACATCATCGCCATGCGCTGCAATGCCTGATCCGGCATCATGCGCAGTTCGGCTGTGAGTTGGTTGATGTTCGGAATTGCCATGATCAACGACCCATGTTGTAGATTGCCAAATCAGCCAGACCGGCGGGCTTATCTCGATACTCGGCGTCTTCGACTTCGCCGCCGTCCTTCATACCGAACAGTTTGCTTGCGCCAATCGCAGCGGTGCCCAGACCCGCCAGTTGCGACGTCATAGACGGCGCCTGCTGATAAACAGCCGCGCCAGTCTGCGACAGGGGTGCGCCGCGCAAGATGTCGGACATGAAGCCCAACTGCTTGTACGGGTAGTTCTGGTAGTTCAGGAAGTCTTGGTACTGCTGATTCAGGATGTTCTGCGCCTGCTGCTGTTGCATGCCGCCATACTGGGCCTGCAACTGGTTGATCGCCATGTTCTGACCGAACTGGTTCTGACCCAACTGACCCAGTTGACCCGCGCTCTGCAGTGCGGTCTGCAAGCCCTGTAGCCCAAGACCCGCACCAAACTGACGCGACTGCTCGCCAAGCTGCGCCGCCGCTTGGTTGTACTGAGCGCCCAGACCGGCCTGCTGCATCAGGTTGCCATAGCCAAACTGACGCGACTGCTCAGCCATCTGCTGCGCCTGCATCCGGGCTTGCTGCTCGGCCAACCGCGCCTGGAGGTCTTGCTGCGCGCCAAACTGCTGAGTACCCAGAGCAGCCTGCAGGTTCTGGCCACCCATCGTGATGCCTGCCTGCTGATTGGCCAGTTGAGCTTGCAGCCGCGCCGCTTGCTCAGCGTTGAACTGCTGTTGAGCCTGCTGGTAAGCCGCCTGCAACCCAGTGGCTTGGATGTCGCCCTTCTGCATGGCAAGGTTGCGTGCAGCTTCGGCGTTCTCGATGGCTTGGCGCGCACCACCAAACGCACCGGCACGGGCGTACTTCTGACCGCGAGCAGTAGCGGCGATGTCCGCTTGGCGCTGAGCTTCGCGCTGCTGGATGTCCACCACGTTCTGCATGTACGGAGACATGTACTGAGACGCAGTGCCTTGGCCAGTAAGAGAGTCCGTGTACACACGCTCCGCAGGCCCCATCTGGTAGGTCGTCAGAGCGCGAGTGCTAACACCGGGAGCCGTAAACCGTGTGGGCTGATATGAGCTAACCGGCTGGTAGAAGTTGGCAAACTGCGACGGCTTGTACTGGTCGTACGCCAACGCACGCAAGCCTGCGGTGCCGGCCATTGCAGACGCATCGCGCAACTGAGGCGCTGCCTCCATCGCTTGGGCGCCCGTGAACGCCTGTTGCTGCAGCGGGGAGAACTGCGCAAAACGCTCCCCCTGGTACTGCATGTACGGGTCTTCAAACATCGCCTCCGCACGGCCAAGCAGCCGCTCGGCATAAGGCGCGACGACCGGCGCGAAGCCAGTCTGGTATTCAGTAACCTGGGTAGGTACAGGGGTGGTTGCCATGATCCGTCCTTATGCGGGGAGGTACTTGTCGGCGCGGGTGTTCTTAGCCACCTTGCCCTTACCGGTTGTCTTAGCGCGGGCGCGCTGCACCCGATCCATCATTGCATACAGCTTGCGTGCGCCTGCCTCGGTCGAGCCGTTGCCGATCTCAGAGACGATGCGGGCGGGGATCACAAACTCACCATCGGCCAGCCGCGCGGGTTGACGGTTGCCAATCGTGGCGGGGATGCTGTCAGAGACGCCATCACCAGGGCCGCGCAGCAGGCGCCCACCATCGGAGTAGCCGCCCAGATTGAATTGGCCACCCCGAGCAGCACCAGCGGCGGCTACAGCGGCGAGTCCGCCTTTGCGCATACCGGCCATCAGTGCAAGCTCTTCGTCGGTGTACCGTTCGCCACTGCCGATGTCGTAGTTAAAGTCAAACTCCGTGTCTGCCCGCGCATTTTCAATCGCCAACTGGTTAATGGCTTCGTTGTGCGCGCGGTCAGCCGCTCGTTGCGCGGCTTCGGCCTCAAGGACAGCGCCAATGCTGTAGGTGCTGCGGTCCTCAACAGGCACGTTGTTCGCATCCTGCGTGCCGAACAGAAAGTCGGTAACGGGCGTGTTGCTTGTGGTGCCCGTGCTACTAGAGCCGCCTGTGCTTGTCGTGCCCGTCGTTCTCGAACCGCCAACAACCGCCGTTGATCCACTGCCAGAGGTAGACGTTCCGCCGCCGGTAATACCGCTGCTGGTTACCGAGCCACCACCCGTTGTACCTGCGCGCAGGCGAGCAGCGATGGCTTGCAGTGCCAACCAGTTTTCATCCAACGGCGCATTGATTGCCGCGCGGATGGTGGCGTCGTCATAGCCTGCGGCCAGTAGCGAGTTGTAGTACGCAGCCTTTGCTTCCGGCGTCTGACCAAAGATAGACTGATCAAAGGTAGCACGCAGCCGATCCAGCGCGGTTTGATTTGTGGTGCCGGTCGTTCCGGTCGTCGTTCCAGTTGTGCCCGTTGTTCCGGTTGTGCCCGTCGTTCCAGTACCGGCGCTTTGCGCGGTCTGGCGGGTGGGATCGGTGGGAACATAGCGGCGAATTGCGCTTTCACGCGCCGCGCCACCAACAACTTCGCTGTAAGGACGCATCAGCGCCCCACCGCCAGGAACAAACGGCGTAGCCGGGTACGAACCGCGACCCATCAGGTAGTCGTAGGCGTTCTTGGTGCCGCCGGTCATCATGCTGAATCGACGCTCGTTAATAGCCGCACGCAGTTGGTAATCCGGCACGCCGTTGGCGCGGCCCCAGGCTGTGATCTCCGTAGCCGTCGCGTTCGGGTTGTTTGCCAAGTAGGCTTGCAATGCGTCAACCACAGCGTTCTGCGTCATCGGGCGCTCGTTCGGGCCGAGACGTGTAACCGTGGGCATTGCCGTGCTGCCGCCGCCTTGCTCGTACCTAGTGGTTACATCCGACATAGTCGGCGCCGTAGGTTGGAAGGCGGGGCCTAGCGTGACTTGCGGTTGTGGGGCGGTGTAGGTAGGCGTCGTGGTATCGCCGCCGTACGTCTGGTCTGAGCCGGTAGAGCCAGGAACCGTGGGGCCAGACACAACTTCAACAGGCTTAACCGGTCGAGTCTTGTACTCAATCGAGTTCATGATCTCCCGGCGAATCTGCTCGGGTGAGAACTGCGATGCCTTGTAGAACTCAAACCCGCCCTGATCAGCTTCACGCCCCAACAGGTCGCGGTAAATACCGCGAAGCTCGTCATCTGTTGCCCGCACGCCAGTGGCGTAGGGGATGGCTTGCGAACCCGCCTCAATATGAGACGCAAACGGGTTGGTGGCAGTAGTAGAAGCAGTGGCAGGAGCAATAGGGGTGGCAGGCGCAGGGCGCGTGATGTTGTTTGTAGCCATGAAGTCGGCTACGTTCTGCGCGTTAAATGACTTGCCGTATTGCGTGTTGACCAAGTCGGCGATCTGCTGATTGGTCAGGTTGTTTGCGATACCGCTACGCACAGCGTTAATTGCTGCTGTTTGCGGGTCGTTGACAATCCTTTGCTGTTGAGCCAGTTGTGCTGCGCTCGGGGTTACTTGTTGCGTGGGGTCGGTGTTCCCACCATTGGCCAACGCGACGATGCCGCCGCCTGCCATGCCACCGGGCGGTTGATCTTCTTGCGACTGTGCGGGTGCACCTGCGGTTTGACCTTGACCCGTGTTAACAGGCATTGCCGGATAGGTCGGCTGCGCCGTCCACTGCTTGGTGAACGGATCAAACTTGTAGGGACGGATGGTGCCTTGATATTGACCACTCGGCATCGGCGTAGCCGTCTGCACGGCTTGGTCGGCCATGATGGGCGCCGCAGCCGCGTAGCCTGCTTTGAGCAGGCCAGAACCGCCACCAATACCGGACATGAACGCACTACGACCAGCCTCGTTTCCAAGACCGGCAATACCTGCCTTTAACTGGTCAAACGGAGTGATTTTGGCAGCGTTTTCCAACACCTGCTTTTGGATAAATTCGCCAGCAGCGTTACCCGTAAGCCCTTGCTTGGCCGCTTCCTCAGCGGCAGCTTGACCAAGCGCGGCTTGGCTTGTGGCCATACCCGCCTGTTGAAACGCATTGCCCAACGAAGCGCCGCCGTAGGCGCCCAGACCGGCCATGATGCCTTTCTGGAGACTGCCGGTGGCCAGAGCCGTCGCACCGCCGACCAGTGCCCCCGCGCCCAGCGCGCTGCTGACCACGCCGAATCCGGCAGGGCCAAGGGCAAAGCCCGCGATCATGGGCAGTGCCGACTTGAGCAGCTTCTTGAACGAGAAGGCTTCCGGCAGACCCGTGTGGGGGTTGATCGTCATGGTGATTCCATGACTCAGGCCGAGCGCCTGCAGACCCGCAACTTCGCTGGGGGCCATGTGCACCAGCATCGAGTCGCCGTTGCGACCCTTGGACGCCATGTGGTTGGCTAGTACGGCAAGGCTCATGTGCGCCCCTTGGAATTGATTGGGTTCATTTTATTGGGTCAAGTCCCAGAAAGCGATGGTGCCGTAGCACTCGCCTTGCGGAGTTGCAGAATCCACCGTGCGGATGGCAAGCGTCAGGACATCACTGGCGTTTGCCAAGGACACGCCCAACTGCAAGGCCCAGTTGTAGCCTGCCGGATCAACCAGAGGCTGCTTGCCTCCGCTGCCGGAAGCATCAAGATAGTCTGTCTGCACCAGAGTGCCGCCCGTCATGGCCGTAGCAGAGGTATCCATCTCTGCGTTGGAGTCCGTGGGAACAGCCGACCAAGATGCGCCGGTCAGGGTTGCATTGAAGAACAGGCCCACCTCGTAACTTTGACTTGCGATGGGAAGTATTTGCATCCGGCCAGGAAGCACCACTGCGCCAAGCGCCGTAGACGCCAGACGGATCGACACGATGGGCTTGAACGTCAGTTGGATGTTGGTCAGTTTAGTGGTGCGCCGCGCCAAGTGGCTCGGGGAATACTGTTCGTAGCCACCCTCAGAAATGACCGTCGAGCAAATCTGCTTCATGCTCGCGGTGACGGCGTTCGACAGGTTCGTGATCTCGTACCGCACCGGCAGGATGGCCGTGGTCATGTAGACCGAGCCGATCTCGTTGGCGTTATTAAACGTGTGGCAGACGATGTACTGTCCATTGATCACGAACCCGGTACGCACCGAACCCACGCCCAACCACTCAAAGTCGCACCAGAAAATCTGCGTCTTGCTTGGGTCGAGCGTGTAGCCGGATGCCCCGGTGCCGTCCAACTTGTCGCCGTTCCAGGCGGACTGGGGGATCGAGCGGATGTCGCTTGGCGTTCCCGGCGTGGGCAAAGAGTCAGAGCGCATGACCATCGACAGCGTGGTGCCGTTGGCCTCAAAGAACACGCCGTTCTGGGTGTTGAAGTACCCCACACGCTGCCGGATGTTGGCCGTGGGCGTGTTCATGGCGAAGGTGGCAAGCACCAATAGTCCCTTGCCCGGTTGGTAGGACATGGAGCGGAACGTCTGCCGCACTGCCTGCGAGTTGGTGGTCGCCGCCACCGACATCTGCACCGTAGATTCGTTGCTCAGGAACGTGGTAGATGCGCCGTTGACTGTGCTCGTATCAAACTGGTTGTCCGCAGCGTAGCGTTGCTGAGAGTCGAAGAGCGTGTAGGGCTGACTGACGCGCAGGCGACCGAAGGCATCCGTGTTGGTGCCGCCGATGGAAATGGGGATGGGTGTGGTTGTAGTCACGAGGCCCCTCAGCAGTGCGTCGAGTCGGTTGAAGTACAGGCGCAGGACGTTGTTGAACTGCTCGTGGTAACGCGACTCGTATGCAGTTGGCGCCAACGGCAGGTTGGGCGGTGCCGGGACGGTGACATTCTCGATAAGGAAACTCATCTGCGTCCATCCGGCCTAATATCGATGCGGGGTGCGCCAAGCTGCCACGCCGTACCCAGTTGGTTGGAGTCGATCTTGAAGATCATCTGCCGCCCACGCACGCGGGTGTAAATCTGCCCGGTGAACTCCTCGGTAATCACGTACGTCGAGCCCTTAACCACCGCTTGCCCTGCGTTATCGACGCTGCCTGAGCCCGAGTTGTACAACCCATAGAGCGTCATGTTAACGGTCGGCGTGTTGGCCGTCGAGTTCTCAAACGTCAAGTCAGGCAGTATGCGCCAGACAAACCCGAAGTTGTGGCCATCGCCGATGTCGAACTCAGACGACGAGATGTACGCGTTGATGGCGGTGGGGGTGCCCGTCTCGTTGTTGTCCAGACCCTGCTCGTGGTTGACGAGGTTTTGGCTGTAGGTGGCAGCCATCGGATAGTCGCGCAGACCGGAGTCGAGCCAAGCCGTCCTGGCCATCGTGCCGTAGTACCAGATTTTCTCGACGTAGTTGTAAACGACGTACTTGTCGATGGTAAGTGAATTGGCGGATGGGTAGAACCACCAAACTTCGTTAAAGCCCTCGTTGGTACCGGCGAAGACCTGTGCAGCCTGCGACTGATTGAAGTCACTGAACACATACCGGCGCACATCGCAGTTAAGCGTCTGCACGCGACCGTCGTAGGCGTAAAACTTGTCCACGCCCATCCAGTACACCACGCCCGAGGCGATGATCGCCGCGTTGGGGCCTTCAATCGAGATGTTGTCTCCGAGAAGCTGCGCGCCCCAGAAGATCGGTGCGTCCAAATACTGCAGCGAGTAAATGGCCGAGTCCGTAAACACCACGATTTCTTGGCGAGCCTGCACCGCCGCAACGATTTCTGAGCCGTGAGACAGGCGCAGGCTGCCCGCTTGATTAGTCGCCGCAGGCGTCCAGTTGACAGCGTCTTCTTGATCCGACCACCGGATAAGCATGGGATCAAGCGTTGCGCTGCCGTAGTCGCTGCAACCCATTGCAAACACGAAGCGGCTGATGTCTGAAACAAAGATGTCGTTCTGTACTGTCGGCACGTCCGACGCACCGGGCAGACTGGAGAGCAAAACCCCCCGCGTAGTCAGACTTGTTGTAGCGTCCCAATAATAGATGCCGCCCCCACGAGGGCCAAAGATTAGGTCTTGGCCGAAGTTGGCTTGGCTCCACAATCGCAGAGCCGTGCTAGACGTACCACCAATACCCCACGCGCCCGAACCCCACGCGCCCGCACCCCAGCCAGTCAGAGGGATGGCAAACGCAGGGCCGACGTTGATCTGATAGGCGGCAGATACTGCCGAACCGCCCGTAGCCCCCGCCGGGATAGCAGACGCCACCGTGATGGTGTAGGAGTTGATCGTCAGAACAGTAAGCTGGAACTCACCGTTGAGGAGCGCCGCGTAGGTTCCGGTAACGCCGCTGAAGGTCACAAAGTCCCCAGTCACAGCGCCATGCGCAGAGGCAGTCACCGTAACCGTCGTGGTGCCGTTGCCTGTAAATGGATCGGTGCCCAGCGTGGTGGTTACGCGGATCGGGGTGATGTCGTTGTACGCGCCACCGTTCTCGATGTAAAACTTCAGGTTGGTACCGACGCCAATAAGGTTTTGGCTGGTCAGCGTGACCCAGTTCCACAGCGAACGGCATACGCCCAGGAACGTATTGGCAGAAATGCGAGTCCACCCGCCAATGATCTCAGGGTTGCCCTGACGGAACCGAACCTTGTCGCAGTCATACCACCCACCCTCGGTGGTGTACCGCGTGTTTTCGCGGTTGACTCCGGGCTTGAACAGGATTTTCTGGAGTGGCATAACCGTATTCTCGTGTCAAGACAAGAAAAGGGCAATCTCTGCCTCGCGGCGTTTTACTAGACCCGGCAGGACTTTGCCGCCGCCCATCGTCCACTGGCGGAAGGCATCAGCCGCCCCGCTCCAGTCATCCCGGTTGGCCCGCATCCTGATCTGACTGCGCTGAAGATTGCCTAGCCCTGCATTGAAGGAAAAACTGACAAGAGCGTCAAAAGAGCCTTGACGGCCAGATACGCCGGGAACAAGTCGAAGAACACCACGTTCAAAAGTCCCGACATCATCACGGAATAGTTCGTCGATCTCCGTCTTAGTCCAGACACGGCTGTCCTCCGGCTTCAGGGGGAACTCGTTGCGGAGCATCCCGGTGTAGCCTTCTTTACGAACGGAAGGCAGGCGAATTTGCTCTTGGTACAGGACATGGCCGTAGCCAATCGTCCAGATGTGGGCAGGGCAAAGGTAGGGTTTACTCCTAAAGCCCTCATACTTGTGCATGAGGTCTTCGCCCGCCTTGCTCAGTTTCACTTCTTACTCCACTGGCGAGAACCGAACCAGTAGCCGATGATCCCCCCAAGGATCGCCATCTCGTCGGCCGAGAAGATAAGGTCAGAGTACAGGATGATGTCGTCCATGCCCTGAATCAGATTCGGGTGGTTCCACAGATACCACGCCATGAAGGCGTTGATGGCCACCAACTCAAACACGAAGATGTAGGTGACCGTAGGACGGACGGTGCCGGTGTAGTTCACCACCCACCGGGAAGCCTTGTCCATGATCTTCTGGTCGTGCGCCAGAGCAGCCTCGGTCATCCGAGCGTCGGTCTCCATCGCCACCTGCTCGGTGCGAATCTCCTCCATCCGGGCTTGAGCGGCAAAACCTGCTGCGGCCAGTTGGAGTTCCCGCTCGGTCTGAACCTGGGCTAGGCGCAACTCATGGGCTTGGTCTGCCTTGTTCTGGAAGTATTCAAGCAATTTGGGCAGGCCCGAGAGCAGCAAGCCCCCGAGGGTGGAAAGAAGCGACAGCATCTCAGGCTCCTAGAGCAAAGAAAAACAGAAGCACCCCGACAGCGCCCACACCAAGTGAGGCGTAGAACAGGCTCAGGGTGACGGCCAGGATGGCCGCAGAAGACAGGACGATGGCCAGTTGCAGCGCCATGCCGGAGTAGGAGTAATAGGAAGACTTGGCCTTGGCAGCGTCGCGCTTGGCTTCAGCAGCGCGGGCCTTCTCCATGATCTCGTCCATGTCGGCGCGTTGCTTGGTGGCCTTCTGTTCGTTGTTGGTGACTTCGTAGATGGTCGCCCGGACGTTCTTGGCCTGATACCACGCCCACAGGTTGTTCGACTCTATGGTTCCATTGAGAACCGCAGAGGAGTTCCTTCCGGCAAAGTAATTTGTAACAGCAAGGAGTAGAGCAAGCAGGCTAATAGAAACCGCAGCAAGAGCCTTGACATGGGCCTCCCTCTCTGAACGGCTTGCGCCTTCCGGCGGCTTCCTGAAACTCATTGCTGTACCTTGTCGAGTAAGTAGTAACCCACCCCAATCAGGGCGGTTGCTACGAAGGCAATGCCTGCCCCGTACTTCACGTTGAGCATGAACTCCTGCTGCCGCAGGCGGTGCTCACGCTCCTTCTTCTCGCGCTCCTTCTTCAGCCGGATGCGCTCCATGATCATTTCGTTGTAGACGCTCTCACCGTAGTGAGCGACGATCAGAATCTTGAGTTCGTACTCCTGCTTGATCAGCGCCTGCTTGTGCATCGTGATCTGCAAGGCTTCCTGCTCGATGCTGTCGTCGTGCAGCAGCCGCTTGAAGACCGAAGGCTTCTTGTTGGCCTTCTCGGTAGCGAGGCGGTTGAAGTCACCAAAGGCGCCGTACCACTTGCCGATTTGACCAGCAACGTCCTGTATCTCGCGGCCCGTGGCGACGAGCTTTTTGACCGCCCCAAACGCGGCATTCGCTGCTGAGACTGCCGCAAGAATGCCGGTTATGGGTTCCATAGATTAGGGCTGCTCAGGCCAGTTGACGGTCCAGGGGAACCCAGCTTGCGAGGTAATGTCGCGCAGGGCTTGGCGGTGGGTTGCCCACGCAGCCTTGTCCCCCGGGGCGTCAGCCACCTGCGTCCAGTCCGTGTCCTTGAGTTTTTGGTTGCGCTGCTCACGCACAGCCTTGGCTTGCTCGGCGTCCTTCTGAGCCTTGTAGGCGGCTTCCTGCTCGGCAGCAGTCTGGGCAGGCTCGGTATCCGTTGCAGGACGGTCAGTGAAGATCGGGCCAAGAACGTGCTTGGTGTACCACTTGCCATCCACCTGCTCCACGCCTTGACGCATGGAGAACTGATAAACAGTACCTCCGGTTGCCTGCGGGCCTTCGAAGACCACATCAGCGCCTAGCGCCTCTAGAACCTCATCCGTGGTTTGACCCCATGACGGGCCACCGTTGTCTTTGGCCCAACGCCGGAGTTCGTCCTCCAGCATCACTTGGCCCGTGGCCCTGATTCTGATTTCCATGATTGCTCCTTATGCGATGGCGAGGAAGAGGTAAGTGTCTCCATTGACATTGATACCAGTTCCGGCATCATCATTCACGATGAATCCTGAACTGTCAGTATCAACACTATCACGGGTGGTTACTTCAGCGGAAGTTGTATTCAAAGCAAGGTATGGATCATTCCCCGCCACAATTCCGCGTGCGCTGTCCCAAACCCACCAGTTTCCATTTCCGCTTGTCTTTTTGATTAACACAAATCTAGCGCCACCAGTAAATCCACAGTTGATCGTCTGGCTTGTGCCATTACCTGTATAAGAGCCTGTTTTGCTTACACCCGCAGCAGAAGCAAAAAGATAGGCAACGTATGTGCCACCACTGTCATTAACTCCTGTATCTGTTCCAACTGTAAAAACAGAAGACGTTGGAGTTGTACTATTCCATCTAGTAGTGCCTGTTAGTTTTGTTCCGTTGCTGTTAAGTAATATATATTCTGTGTTTGCTAACGTGGCAGAATAAACCGTCCAGTTTGAAGTGTTGTCCCTGTACTTCACAATCATCAACTCAGGCACAACACCTAAGTTATGACTCACCGTGCGGTTAGCACCCGTCCCCGTATAGCAAACCTCATCAAAGAAACCGGGGGCGCGGCGGAAGTTCCAGTAGATACCAGAACCGCTTCCTGATAGGTAACCGTCTTGGTTGTACCCCGTATTACTCCACGCCAATGTTCTGAAATTCAAAGCCGTTGATTCAGCGGCAGTGTTTGTGGATGTTAAATAGTTTGCCACCTCTGTAGAGGTGCTGCTTACGCCGCGAAGTCGATCAGAGAACCCAAAGTTTGGGGTGAGGCCGGGGCGATATCCGGCTACTTGCAGATCAAGCGGAAAGTTCGTCGTTACCGTCGTGCCAGTTGTGGTGGCAGACAAATTCGGACTAAACACACTCGTCCCCGTCGTCGGAGTTTTCATCGGGCCGCGACGGATGGCGACGTAGATGTAGGTGCCAGCACCGTCTACCAATTGGCTATTGAATCCGGTGGATGTCACAGATGCAACAGAATCATTGCCTTCGGCGCTAGAAGAATTTGGTATTAGCCTTGGCCCGAACACATCAGACGTAAAGCCCGTCATGTTGTTTATGATGTACCAACTACCGCCCGTTGAGTCGGCTCTTTTTACCATCAACCATTGAGGTTCGTATCCAAGGTTTATTGCTGTTGCCGAGGTGTACGACCCACACGAAATCACATTGTCCGTACCCGTCAGGCCAAAGCCTCCTGCGTCGTGGGCGAACAGGTAGGCGACGTAGGTGGAGCCGGAAGCATTGACGTTGCCGTTTGTGCCAACGGTGAACTCGGTGGAAGTTGGCGCGGTGTCATTCCAGATCGCAGAGTCAGTCGCCTCGGCGTCTGTGAGGTTGAGTTTGAGGTTCTTGGTTGCTCCCAGACTCCTGTGATACACGCGCCAGAGGCCGTCAAAATCTAGGCGCTTGACAATAATGCAGCCGGGGACGCTGCCAAGACTGTGGGCGATAGTTCTCGCAGAACCCGTCCCCGTATACGTCACCACATCAAAGAACTTCGGCTGCTTGCGGAATGTCCATGAGACGTAGTTTCCCGGCGATTCGTTAACACCAACCTCCGACCCCAACGAAAAGCCGTTTGAAAGAAAACTTGTAAGTGAATTTGAAATCGAACTTTGTGCTCCTGTGCCATTCGATGCAAGTCGATTCAATGCCCCACGGTTAGTATCAAAGATATAGTGACCATAACCCGCAGAACGACTCTTTATCCAAACCAACCCACCCTTTGTGGATAAATCGATCCCGTTGGTGATTGTGTTGGTAGAGTCATTGCCGGTGTAGAGCCATGTTTGGAACACGTCCTCGATGTAGTTGGCGGCAGTCTGTTGGGCGAACTCGCCAAACCCTTGGGCAGATGCGGCACCTCGTGTGGCTACCAACGGCATGGTCGCTCCTTATGCGAAACGGGTCTGAGCAGCGAAGACGCTGAACGTCGCGTTCGCGGTCTTGATAATGGTGTACGTGTACGCGTCCACGCCACTGGCGTTGCCCGCTGCGGGAGCCGTGCCACCTTGCCACCGGGTGGTCACACCGCTCGTCGTGCCGTCCACCTGCACCGCGCTGTTGAAGTACGCGGTCGATCCTTGGGTGACCAAGAACGCAGCAGTAAGCGACTCGCCTGTGGCCATCAGCGTGTTCAAGCTCGTGCCGCTTGACCCACGGAAGTTGACCGTCCAGTTTGCAGAGGCGTTGGAGGTGTAGAACAACACCACCTGGGTGGTGACGTCGTAGTTGATCGTGCCCGTGGCGGCGGTAGTGGTGGCCGTCGCAGTCTCCAACACATCGGCAATCTTCAGACCCGCCGTGCTGGACGTGCCCACCACCGTCATCTTGTTGGCGATGGAGACGTTGCCCGATGCAGCGGTTAGCGCCGTGGTACCCGCAGACTGGAGCGCCAGTTCGCCAGAAGCATCAGCAGTGACGATTGCACCGCCAACGACGGTGTCTGCATTGATGAAGGTGGTCATGGGTTACTCCGGCTTGGAAGGCCACTGGATGTTGTCGGGGAAGCCCGCTTGTTGGGGGACATCGCGCAGAGCTTGACGGTAAGGCGCCCATTTGTCTTTGGTTGCCTGCGGGACATCGACGGCTTGAGTCCAGTCGGTTGCAGAAAGTCTAGCGTTGCGCTGCTCACGCATTTCGGCGGCTAGTTTTTCACGCGCCTGTTCGGGCGTCGGTGCGTTGGGGTTGGACCAAGACGTACCGTCAAACACGCAGCCTGCACTCATGCTGTCAGGGGCGGCGACCCAACCTTGAGTAGCAGCGTATTCGGGTTCGGCAACGACGATATTCACCGCCACGCCATTTTCGAGAATTGCAAAATTAGGCATGATGAACCTCTTAGTACTCAATGACTACAACGCCCGGAGCGCCAAAACCATCGGTGTTGTTGTTTGAACCGCCGCCGCCACCGCCAGAGCCGTATGCGTAGCCTTGCACTCCACCGTTGTAGTTGCCCTGACTACTCCCGCCGCCGCCCCAATACGAAGCACCGCCTACGCCACCACTAGATGTCCCCGACTGCGCGCATTTTGCTTGCCCCATACCGCCATAGATATTGATGTCTCCGTTAGTTCCGTTAGCCGGGGTACTAAAAGCACTTGCAACACCACCGCCCCCGGTTACAGTTACCGCCCCATAAGCGAATGAAGAGTTGCCGCCATTAGTAGAAGTTCCACCCGCACCGACAGTAACTGTGGCGCTGCCACCAGAAAGTGTGTAAATACGTATCGCGGTTCCACCAGCGCCGCCGCCGAAGCCGCTTTGAGCACACGCACCACCACCAGTAACAGTAACCTTGCACTTCGTGATTCCGGCGGGCACAGACCAAGTACCAGAAGAAGTAAATACTGCAAGGTTTGAAAACCCACCAGCAGCCGCTGCAGCACTTGTCCAAGTCGTGCCGTTACTTGTCAGCACGTTACCGGTTGTACCCGGCGCCACAACCTGCACAGCAGACGTTCCGTTCCCAAGCAGGACGTTGTTGGCCGTCAGCGAAGAGGCGCCTGTACCGCCACCAGCAACGCCAACTGCACCAAACGACGGGGCGCTCGATCCGTTACTGAGCAGCACCTGACCCGCAGTGCCTGCGGAGGTGGAGACGTAGTTGGTTCCGTCGCCATAGACGACGCCACCGGCGGTGGGCGTGTTATTGCCTACGATGGTTACTGGCATTATTTACTCCATCAAAATAACTTCGACCCAAGAAGTCGTGGGCTCGTCCCACCGATAGCGTTTGCCGTCGGTTGGGTATGGAATTGGTGCGTCCCACCGGCAGGTGACTTCGTCAAATACCCAGGATGGGAATGGCTTGGGTGGGATAAACGCATCGCGCTGTTCATCATAAGTGAACCCCTCACTCGCGTAGTTCTTGCGAAATGTGGCGTTGTAGGAAGTCTGCACCCAGTTTCCACCAAACAGGGATTGACAGAACGCAATACCTTTGAGTTCGGACTCGTCACCGTTTTCCATCAACTCGTTGTTGTGGACGACGATGACCCGCAGCACCACGTTGTTCGCATCGAGTTCAGCAAAGTGCGCCATGCGTTGCCTCAGAACCTAATTGACCCAGAGCCGGTAAATTTGTATGTCCAAAACCCACCGCCGCTAGAAGTTAGTGGTGATCCGGTAGTTGCGGCTGCGGCTTGAGTTGCGCGGATGATGACTGTACCGGAGCCGCCTGCGCCGCCGTTGCCTTCATCTGTGCCACCACCGCCGCCACCGCCGCCGCGATTTGCTGCTCCGGGCGAACCGTTCTGTTGGCTTCCGTCGCCGGGGTTTGCGCCGCCATTTCCGCCGCCATCTGCACCTGCGCCGGGGCCTCCGGCATCATTACCACCACCGCCGCCACCGCCAGAGTAGGTCAATGAACTATACAAAGTGGAAGAGCCGCCTGAACCACCATTCGCTCCGCTCCCTGCGGAGCCAAAGCCGCCACCGCCACCACCGGGGCCGGGAGATGTTGCACCAGCATTGCCTTGGCTCGGGCTCGTTGATGGCGTGTTGCCAGCGCCACCAGCCGAACTATAAGCGCCACCACCACCGCCAGAACCGCCAGCACTACCGGCATTAAACCCGCCACCACCGCCGCCGCCACCGGCAGATGTAATGGTGCTAAAGACAGAAGAGCCTCCGTTTCCGCCACTACCGCCACCAGCGCCAACAGTTACTGTGTAGGTCTGATTGGTGAGGATTGAAAGACTTGTATTCGTTCTAAATCCTCCACCACCGCCGCCACCACCTGCGCCATTTCCCCCGCTAGTAGTACCACCGCCGCCACCTCCGGCAACAACCAATACGTTGACGTTAATTGGCAGACCCCCCGCACCGCCTGCCGCAAACATTTGCATGATGCCTGTCACGACACGTTCCCCGTCACCACACAAGCCGTTGCGCTGTAAAACAAAATCGTTGCTACCCCACGGGTTGCAAGCGTCATTGAAGTTCTAACGGTGTTGGTCCCGGCAACATATGCAGTCGGTGCAGAGCAAGTAATCGTGATGTTGCCTGTCGTGTTGTTGTACAGGGTGATCGCGTCGCCTTCTGCAAAGACGGAAGTTGGAACGGTGATGCTGCCCCCAGAACCAATCTGAACATACTTGCCAACATCACCAGCCGCAAGCGTGTAACTGCCGGTCTGAGTGCCAACTGCCGGGAGGTTGCGATACCCCACGGTCATGTTCTCGTTGGGGAAGGTGTAGGTCTTCGTGCTGCTTGCAGGGCCGCTTACTGAGAAGAACGCATTTCCAGTTCCACCAGAACCCGCAGGCAACGGCTGAGCAAGCGTCACGACTTGATTGGTGCCGATGGTGACTGCGGTGGTCGTGCCGTTGGTCTGCAACACCAACTGGCCGGTGGTGTCACCGGACGTGACAAGTGCGGTACCGGATGAGGTTCCTGCGGAAATGGTGCTCATGCTTTAGTCCTTTAGATCACGACCCAGCGTTGGCCGGAGGATACGGTAACAGTCTGCCCGGAGGCAACCGTGATGGGGCCAACCGAGAAGGCGTTCGATCCCGTGGGTACGGTGTAGCTCGTCGTTACCGTGGTCGTGTTGACAATCAGTGCGCCGCCTGCCTGCGCAGGGCTGGTAAGCGTTTGCCAAGTCGGCAGTGCACCTGCACCCGCCGAAGTCAGCACCTGACCCGAACTGCCCGTGCCGGATACCGTTTGGAACGCACCCGTGGATGTCGTACCGCCGGTCAGCAGAGCGTAGGCCGTGGCGCTGGTAACGCCTGTGCCGCCGTTGGGAACCGTGAGCGCGTTGGTCAAGCCCAGGGTGTTGGCCGTCAGCGTCGTGCCGTTGAAGGTCAGGTTGGCAGAGTCGGTCAGGTTGCCGCTTGCCCCCGCATAGGTCACGCGCCCCGAAGTCAGCGAAGAGTCTGCAAAGTTGGCCGCTGTCAGCGTCGTGCCATCAAACGTCAGGTTGGCAGAGCCTGCAAGGTTGCCGCCGCTGTTGAACTGAACCTGAGTGTTGGAGCCGCCCGCCGATGCGCCGATGCGCACGAAGTCAGAACCGTTCCACGCCACCAGCGCCTTGTCGCCCGAGGCAATCGTCACGCCCGTGGTCGGACCTGCCCCCACAATCTTGACGGACTGCGAAGTAGACGTGGAGTTGATGACGATGTAGGGCTTGCTCGCCGCAGGTGCGGTGATCGTCAAAAGCGAAGCGGGGTTGCCCGTGCAGTTGATGATCATGTACTGGGACGAACCAGTCGATCCCGACCCAGCCTGAGACAGCGACGCGGCTGTCGTCTTGCTCAGCGTAACCGCTGTCTGGGAACCACTGATGGTCTGAGTACCCGCAACCGCACCATCAAGGTACTGCGTGATGTAGTCGTTGACCGTGTCGCCCCATGTGCCGGACAGTTCGCCCGTGACCGGGAGAGCAAGGCCCAAGAGGGAGGTATACGTGGTGGGCATTTAATGCTCCTATTCCGTTGGAATCACAGTCCAGTTACCGGACTCCGCGTTGTCGATATTCTGCCAGTTGGCGTTCTCGGCGTCATCAATTAGTGACCAGTAGAAAACCCCCAATGAG